CTCCTGGCGTGGGAGTTGTTACCATACTCTTTTGTTGTTGATTGGTTCGTACCGGTAGGTACTTACCTTGAACACCTCACGGCGTTCGACGGATTTGATCTGGTTCAGAGCAAATCCTGTCTCAATACTCAAGAGGAGTGGTCCTATGTACTTAATTATAATGCGTCCGGTTCGACGGCGGCTGGGCCCTGGTATCGATCTGGGATGTGCAAGAAGACTGAGTTTCTCTTCACGAGAACGAAGCCTCCTACATTTCCTAGCTACTTACTTCAGGCAAAGTCGCCTATCGGTGGTGAACCCCTCAAAAGGTTCCTTACCGCGGCTTCATTATTACGAGTACTTTTTAACTAACCCCCTGGTTTCATTTGCTCTCACGAGCTATTGACCAGAAATACTACAGGTGCAAAACCTATGTCTCAGCAAACTTCTCTCGTCTTGAATGACGGGCAGACTACTCCGGTTGCGAAGACCTTTTCAGCACGAGGGGCAGATATGTCCCTTGCGACCTGGAAAGACATTTCGAGTGGCATTGCCATCGGCAACCCAGTGATCACTCTCTCGAACAAGGATAGCGAGGGCAACAACGGCGTTTATCGCGTCGAAGCCCGAGTCACACTCCCTGTGCTTGAAGTGATTTCTGGTGATGCCCAAGGCTACACTGCCAGCCCGAAGATCGCCTACAAGATGTTCGGAAAGGTTGAACTTGTTTCACCGAACCGTGCTACCTTGCAGAACCGGAAGGACTTGTTGGCGTTTGTCAAGAATCTCTTGGCTCACGCCGTCATGACCGAGACGTCTGTCAATTTCGATCCGCCGAACTAATCAGGAGTAACACCATGGCTGTCCCAAAAGACGTAATGGTGCCAGGTAGTACTGCGAGCGCACATACCATCAACTTCTATACGGTTAACCGGATTAACGCGAACGTCGGCAACTATGGGTCGAACCATATTGCAGCGCTCGCGCTGGTTTTCCCGAATGGTTGGAATGATGGTCTGCCGGCGCAGTACTGCCGTGACCTGATTGTTGACTTCTTGATGAATCAGAATGTGGGTCTCCTCTGGAGGCCAAATGTCGGAGATCTTCGCGAGAACGTTCGCAACGTCCTCAACGAGAACCTTGACTTTGGCCGAGAGAAGACGACCTATCGTCTGTTCATCAATGGTCAACACGGTAACGCCTACGTGGCATAGCTAGGGGAATACACCATGTCCCCTAGTGCAGCCACTGCCGTTAAAAAATTCAAGCGTACTAAAGTCCAAATGGGAATCCCGAAGAAGGCGGAAGCCGACATCGGGGTCGACGGTTGGGGGATGGTACGTGAGTCTTTCTTAACCCTTTGTTCTCGTGCTGATACTCCGTTCGCATGGCGGTGCCACCAACTATTTTTAGAGGGGAACTTTCATGAGCTGGTTCAGCTCAAGATCGACCCTTTCTTTTATAGCTGGAATAACCGTTATGACGATTTCGAACTTGACTACCAGGTTGCGGCGTTCTTTAAGAAATATCAAGATTTCGATCTTGGCATTAACAAAAAGGATGTCGCCTTCCAGAAGTGGTTATCGGCGGAGGTGTCCTGCGCGAAGACCAATGCGGCCTTTAGACAACGATGGGAGGGGGGACTTGTATACCCCCACTACGTCGAGGAGATTTATCATCTTGCTCGTCGGAAAATCCGTAGTCTACTTGGTAACATTGGCGCTCGCGACTTGGACACTATCAGGAGAGAGTGTAGGCATGGACCCGGTAGCGATCTTCAAACTCCTAAGCACCTTGCTTCAGGGTTTGAGAAATTTCGAACCTCCGGGACTATAACTGAGCCCTGCAGTCGCCTCTACGATCACGTCTTCAGTTGCGGGGGTAACCCTTCGCTTTCTGAAGACGAAGATTCAATCGATCAAAGAGGTGACTATGCACACAATGCTGAGTTTGTGTGTAACAGCAGGCTATCCTTTGTATCCAAAACCGCGACCGTTGATCGGGCTATTTGTGTCGAACCTCGCTGGAATGTTTTTATCCAGCTCGGCATCGGTAGCCTCATTCAACAAAGGCTCTTACGCGCCGGCATAGACATAACGTCTCAAAGCCGGAACCAAGACCTGGCACGGGTTGCATGGAAAGATGGCCTCGCAACCATCGATCTTTCATCAGCGTCGGATACGATCGCGACCAACTTGGTTATCGATCTACTCTCTGAAGCTGATCCACTCTGGCTTGATCTACTCTTGATGTCACGCTGCCCATATACTACGTATGAGGGCAAAACGATTCGTCTTGAGAAAATCTCCAGTATGGGCAACGGATACACCTTCCCTCTCGAAACTCTCATCTTCTACGCCCTTAGTTG